TTTACGTGTATAAGCAATCATTTCGAGAATCGTCTTTCTAAATTTCCAATAGATCTTTCTGAGGATGATCCGTCTTTCATCGCGGTGCCGGTATGACTACCGGTACTATAATAAACGATGATCGTGTCACTGAAACACTCGGTTGTGGTATAGTCAGTCATGGCTATAACAGTTATCGAGATTGGACAGGTGGCGATAGAGCATCTCCTCATGATCGTACTGAACACATTTACACTCTTGTTAATATCGAAGAGAATGACCCCGTTTTAAAATGGAGAGATAATTATTCTCCTCCTGGGGTTTATCCTTATACCGGTACTATTTATTCATGCTTTGGAGCGGGATCCGCATCAGTTAAAACTTTTGATGCAAATGATGTCCTTAAGGCAATAAATAAATTAGGCAATAAGATTAGAGATCACGATTTCAATTTAGGCAATTTTATCGGTGAAAGCCGACAATCCGTCGCTCTTGTAGCAGATACGGCAACTCGCGTTGCTAAAATGTTACATTATCTTCGGGATGGCAATTTATATAAAGCTAAAAATGCAATATCTAAAGTGAAAATTTCTCGTGGTCACGTGCTTCAGAAACGTTTTCCGAAACCTTTTACGGCTAGGGAAGCTAGTGATGCTGTGCTTGAACTGCAATATGGATGGAAGCCACTTTTAAGTGACGTACATTCCTCTATGCATGGACTCGCAGCGATTCATCACAAGCCTCGCGTTAATAGGTATAAAATTACGAGGGAAGTTTATGATAATCGTCTTATGTTGAACGGCTCTGGGCACGTTTTCGAAAGAAAACACTCCATTGCACGCCATTATAGGGCGGTTATTCGTAGCCAACCGAGTTTTACAACCCTGTTACATCTTAATGATCCATTGTCTGTTTTGTGGGAAGTCACGCCCTGGTCGTTTGTTGCTGATTGGTTCCTTCCAATTGGCGACTACCTAGGTGCTGTTGACGTCTTTCGAAACTTTGATTTTGAATCAATATGGTACACTGAAGTCGATAAACGAGAAGATCGATATAAAGATAGTGGTGCCTCCTTCGTTGAAATTGAAGGGACGCCAAATTACTATTATAAAATTGATCAAGTTTCTCGTCGATCCAGTGCGTTAGATGCTGCTATGTTACCTTTTCCTACGTTCAAACCTTTGAAGCAGGCTCTCATGCCTGAACATTTGGTAAATGCGTTTGCGTTGTTAACTAGTAACACTACGCGATTTAGAAAGCAA